GTCGTGGAGAGAATCAAAATTATACAAAACTCTCCATTCGTTAGGTGTCAAGAGAGCCCATACAAAAGATATTATTGAACATTCAAATAAAATGATTGTTGAGTATCAACAGGTTCTAGATGCGTCTGATGAACAGATTGTTGAAGGATATAGTAACTTCAGCAAACCACAATTACGCAAAGTAATTAAATGGTGGGAAAGCGTTATTGAGGCCTGTGGTGAAATTGCAGAAGAAGCAAAAACAATCCGCAAATATAATACCGCAAGAAATAAAAAATTACGTGAAGCAGGACTACTTGACAAAAAGAAAAAAGTGTGATATGATGTAGTCACACTTTAATTGGAGTTATTATGATACTCGTAGATTTGAATCAAGTTTTGTTGTCGGGTCTTATGGCCCAAATCTCTAATCAAAAAAATGTCAAACTAGAAGAAGACTTAATTCGCCATATGGTCCTTAATGTTCTCCGTACCCACATTAAGAACTTTAAGAATGATTATGGTGATGTTATTCTATGTTGTGATAACCGTAACTATTGGCGTCGAGAAATATTTCCATTCTACAAGGCTGGTCGCAAGAAGGCCCGCGAAAAGTCGGATCTTGATTGGTCCATGATTTTTGATATGCTTGCCAAGTTTAAGCAAGAACTCAAAGAAAACTTCCCCTATCGTGTTATTGATGTTGAAGGTGCAGAAGCAGATGACATCATCGGCACATTGGCCCCGCGACATGTTACAGTAGAAAACGTATTGATTATTTCTAGTGATGGCGACTTTCTGCAATTGCAAAAATATAATACTGGCAAATTTAAGATTAAGCAGTACAATCCGGCATTGAAGAAGTTTATTGTTTCCGATAGTCCAGAACGAGAACTCAAAGAAAAGATTATACGTGGAGATAAAGGTGACGGTATTCCAAATATTATTTCTCCTAGTGATACCTTTGTTCGTGAGATTCGTCAGAAAGTTTTGACAAAAGAAAAAGTTGAAATTTATCTGATTCAAGAATCTAGCAAGTATGATGAACTGGCACAAATTGGTTATAGTAGAAATAAGACATTGATTGATTTGTCTGAAATTCCTACACAAATTAAAGACAAAATTATAAATACGTATGACACAACAACTCCCGCACCCAAGAGTAAAATGCTTAATTACTTTATGGAAAAACGATTGAAAAATCTAATAGATGTAATTGAGGAATTTTAATGAAAAACATATACGAAATTTTCGATGAATTTGAATTAGCATCAAATAAAAAAGAAAAAGAATGGGTAATACAAAGAAATCTTTCACAGACTCTTGTAAAAGTATTGGAGTATACATTTCATCCTGGATATAGATGGAAGGTAAAAGAACTACCACATACATACAAGAGGTCAGATGCGCCTCCAGGATTGTCTTACGGTAAACTGGGCACAGAATTACGTAAAGTGTACCTCTTTCAAGAAGGACATCCCACAGCAGAGGCACTAAATGAAAATCGAAGAAATGAATTATTGATTCAAATGTTAGAGTCTCTAGAATTTAGAGAAGCGGAAGTTGTTATGGGTATTTTTAAAAAAGACCAAGGCGTCGATGGTTTAACTTATGAGTTTGTTAAGAGATGTTTTCCACAAATGCTACCTTAAGGAGATAAGAAAAAGAAAATGAGTAAGTTTGTCGGTAAATTTAGAAAAAATCACGAATATCGTGATGATTACGAATATTCGCAAAAAGCAAACAAGAAAAAGCGCACAAAACATAAGGTCAGAGAGCATGCTGAAATCAAAAAACAGATTAAGCAATGGGAACTCGAAAATCATCAAGATTATGAACTGTAGCACTTGACAATACTCAATTTTTATGTTATGATATCTCCTTAAATGGAGAAAAATATGATTATTCATTGCACGATCCGTAAGAGCAGACCCAAAAAACTCACAAAAGAGCAACAACGCGAATTTGATGCTTTTTGCAAACGTCATGGCCTTGATAGTTCGGGTAAACCTGCACAAATTCGGTCATCTTCCAACAAGAGACCATCATTGGAAGTCCCCTCCTATCGTAAACCTCTCGAAATTCCAAGTGTAGACACATGGTCTGGTGTTGGAACCACCAAAAAACAGACAAATGTGTATACTGGAGACAAAATGTTGGGTATTGGTACCCTACACAAGTCAAATGCCGTCCCAGTTTTCTCACAAGAAGACGCACAAGACATGGCTAAGATGCGTAGAGGGTAAAAATATGCAGCATAATTGGGAAATTTACAATGAAAATTGTCTCGACACACTAAAACGAGACATCGAATACAATTATGTCATCACTTCTCCTCCGGATTTTGATGAAATCGGTGAAAATCCTGACAAGTCTACCGACACATGGACAAGTCTAATGGAAAATTCACTCGGAAAACTAAATCCAAAGAATGGAGTCGTGACGGTTATCCTCAGAGACCGAAAATCCGGTGGTACAGTAATCAGAAAACACCAGATGATTATTGATATCATGGAAAAGTCGGGTTGGGAATTCAAATCACAAAAGATTTGGGTGCGTTCGTACAATGTAAATCTCTATCGTTTTAATTATTCTTTTATTCTTACGTTTAAAAAACCCGGTCCGCAGTTTAAGAGAGAGAAAGGCGAACCTACAGAACATAAAATTCCCGATGTCTTTAAAATTGATGTACAACCAATTGAAGGGTATGTAGACAACTACCCTAGAGAACTTCTGTATCCCTTTATAGAGGCCTATACGGGCCCCAATGAGATAGTATATGATCCTTTCATTGGTGTCGGTAGTACTGCATTGGCTTGTCTTGATAGAAATAGAAAATGTGTTGGGTCCGAAATCGTAAAATCTGTACATGAAATTGCAGAACGAACAGTTGGCAGTTGGGGATTTTTATTCTAAATATCACTTGACAAATTGAGTTATCTATGATACAATGCATTCACCATAAACAAAAGGTAACTCAAAATGCTAGTCGATACTAAGTCACAACTTGCAAAACTTCTTGCTACTGAAAATATCACTATCGAACAACGAAAAGTTGCTACTGCGTCTTTTCATATCAAAGACCGTCTACTAATTCTTCCTATTCTTTCCGAAGAACTTTCCTCGTGGCTCTATGACCTATTCTGTGGTCATGAAGTTGGTCATGCACTATACACTCCAGAAGAAGGTTGGCACGATTCCGTCGTCGACCTAAAGATTCCCAAGTCTATTCTAAATGTTACTGAAGATGCCCGCATCGAAAAACTAATCAAGCGTAAGTATCCTGGTTTGCGTGTGTCCTTTACAAAAGCATATCGTGAACTTATGGAACGAGATTTCTTTGATATCGCAAATGTTGATGTCAATGAACTTAATTTTGTTGACCGTCTAAATCTTCATTTCAAAGTAGGTTCTTCACTGGGTATTCGTTTTAACGAAATCGAAACACCAATCGTTCAAGAAATGGAAAATCTTGAAACTTGGGAAGATACCGTTCGCGTTTCTTGCATAATTCTTGAATTGATGAAAGAACAAAACAAGCAAAAGAAGGAACAAAACGCATCAGAAGATTTCAATGCTGATGATGAGAACGATTCGGCTGATGAATATGAAGAAGATTATGGTGATGAGGAAGAATCTGGTGAAGAATCGAATGAACAAGAAGAAGTAGAATCCGAAGAAATCGATGAAGGAGGTACTGACATTGATGCTGCCGAAGATGACATGGAAGAAATCAAGTCATTTACTGATGATTCATTTCGTGAACGTGAAAAAGAACTTTTGTCAAATGAAACAATGGAACCAGTCTATGCAGACATTCCTGAAGTCGATTTGAAGAAAGTCATCATGTCGTACAAGGAAGTCATTTCTCGTCTCAAAAATGAAAACGTGAATAGTGAAAACAAAGATTTTCTTACAAATTATGATGGTACACTAGACACATCTTATTTTACTGAGTTTCGTCGTAAGTCTAACAATGTAGTATCATATCTTGTTAAAGAGTTTGAGCTGCGTAAAAATGCAGAACAAATGAAGAAAGCATCTGTATATATGGGGATTTTTAATTAACCTGAAATGATAATACCACGTGTTATAAACTTGTTTAAAGCCTATTCAAAACATGATTCGTTCATTCTTTGAATTGGCAAGAAAGAGAACAATTTATAGAAAATGTGATTGCTTCAATAATTGAATCTAAATTTGTCATCTGTTAACTTTTTCTCTATGAACACATTTTTT